GACAAAACCCACCCCCATGGCCTTAGCGCTGCTCTCCGGAAGGATGCGCGTACCGTTGCCACACAGCTAGCGGATGGCATGGGACTTAAGCAGTGGATCTACCAGGGCTCATCAACCGAGCTCTCTGTGTCTGCGGGTAGCAGAATTTGGTTCTGGGGAAAAGACCTGAAGGCTGAGCACCGGATGGACCCTATCCCCCCCGACGCCATGTTAACACTCATAGACGTTGATTACTACATCGACCTCGATGAGACTCTTAGTGGACAGGTGAACCCCGTGTTTATCTACACCACTGTGCCCGAGGCCGCCGGAGGTGTTGAAACGGACTATAAGTTCTACTTCGACACCACCGGCGAATTCGTGCAGGAGGTTAAGGGCGGCGGGAACTACCGCCACAAGCTATGGGACTACTCCGAGGACACTCTCATGTGTACCACGGCCAAGTTCTCCTTCACGCCATCGTGGAGTTCGATCGCCAACCTGTTCTGGCCGACTGCGACAGTCTACGACGTTGCACGCCGGCGGATCGGGCCACACAAGACTGCGATCGTACTGAGTCCAATCTCGACCATGTACGGACCGGTAGCTTGGCTCGCGCACTTCCTTAAGTGCGCGCGGCCTACGAGACTTGATGTCGTCGACGGCGCCTACGCACGCTTGCGTGTTAGTGGCGACGAAGGCTTCATGACGTCCACGGCGCTGTTAGGACAATGCACTGCTTGCACGATACCATCTGAGGACGATGACCTTGTCATCGCCTCCTTGCGCGGCCGCAAAACCAAGATCGGAGCGTCTTCGACTAAGTCTATGATTGAGTCCGAGGACAAAGAGGAGCACATTCTCACCGGTTATTTGCGTCAGCTTGAGGACACTGGACGTGCCGGCTCACAAGCCCGCACCGTTACGCACTCCATCCGCCACTTCGGATTCGGACCTGCGCGCGAACTCGACACCGCTAAAGCGATAATGAAGCCCATCATGGCACCCCTTATCGATGGCGCCTATGCCCCGCTGCTTAACCACAGCGCTGGTGTAGTCGCTGTCGAAGGAAGGGTCGCTAGCGTCGCGTCCCACGTCAATTCCGTCTCGCCGTATGTGCTCGAGTGTTTCCGTGACTTCCTCGCTGAGCTCACACCAGACCGCCGCCTGCATCCCGTAGATGATGACGTAGTACGTGCTAATCAGCCCACCCCGTCCCAGTCAAGGATACTGGACGACGCGGATGACTGCTCCGCCTTAACGTGGAC